GGGGGTGATTCTCTGCATTGTGTTGCCGGTCCTTATAGTAGGGTCAGCTTTAGGTCTGTCAATCTAAACAGCAACTCAGAAGTAAAGGACTGGCTGCTGCGAGAGGGATGGATACCTGAGGCATGGAACTACAAGAAGGTGGATGGTAAGTTGGTCAAGGATGAGGATGGACAGTTGATCCCCACATCCCCCAAGCTAAAGGAGACTGACCCCTTCATAGGGGTAGAGGGTAAGGTGGGCCGCCTGCTTGTCAGGAGGGTACAGTGCAGGCACCGTCGATCCCAGATAGAGGGCTGGTTCAAGGTGATACGGCCTGATGGTCGGCTGTCACAGGGCATCAGTGGTATCTGTACAACAGCTAGGCTTAAGCACAAGGTGATTGTGAATGTGCCCGGTGATGATGCCTTCTTCGGTAAGTGGATGAGGAAGTGTTTCATCTGCAAGCCGGGGTACAAGATAGTAGGTGTTGACTCAGCAGGCTGCCAGAATAGGATGCTGGCGGCTAGGGTAGGGAACCCAGACTTCACCGAGACCCTGATCAATGGTGACAAGGAGAAAGGTACCTCGATCCATCAGGTGAACCAGAAGGCTGTGGCTGAGAAGGGGATCATCGTCTCCTACAAGCAGTCTAAGAACCTTAACTACGCATTCATGTTTGGTGCGAGGGACCCGAAGCTGGGTGCCATCATAGGTAAGGGTAAGGAAGTAGGGGCTACAGTACGGGCTGCCCTGTTGGGTGTAGCACCGGGCTTCGAGGACTTGGTAACAAGCCTAACGGAGGAGTGGCGTAGCAACGCTAAGTCTAGGCGTAACAAGTGGGATAGGTTAGAATACTATGATGGATGGGTGGTAGGGCTGGATGGTAGGCCCATCTTCATAGAGACAGAGCACCAGATTCTGGTGTATGTCCTCCAATCCGATGAAGCTATCATGATGCAGACCGCACTGGTACTGCTGAAGAAGTGGCTTGATGACAAGGGTTGGGTGTTTGGAAGGGAGTATGGGTGGACTGCCAACATCCATGACGAGTTCCAAGCAGAAGTAAGAGACGATTGTGTTGAGGAATACTGCAAGCTAGGTGAAGCAGCAATCACTGAAGCTGCGGTGATGTTAGGTATCCAATGCCCCCATAAGGGTGAGGCAAAGGTTGGGTTGAATTGGTTTGAAACACATTGAGGAATACAATATGAGCTTTAAAGCGCCGAAAGGAACAGGTGGTGGTGATCGAGTAGCACAGGAAGTTGTACCGATAGGTAACTACCCTGCACGACTCGTCCAGATTATTGATCTGGGACTCCAGAAGCAGCGACCCTTTCAGGGTAAGGAGAAGGCCCCTGTCAATATGATCCGTACCACGTATGAACTCCCTACAGAGTTCTGTGTGGATGAGGATGGCAACGAGGACAAGGAGAAGCCACGTTGGATCGGGGAAGAGATGCCCTTCTACAGCCTAGAGGCTGACCGTGCCAAGTGTACCTTGCGGTACAAGGCACTGGACCCCAAGCTGGAGCATGACGGGGATTGGGAGCCTCTGGTTGGTGTAGCATGTACGCTGACTGTGGTGCATAACCCAGACAAGAAGGACCCCAAGAAGGTGTACGCTAACATCGGTAGCACTGCGCCACCGATGAAGGGCTTCGAGGTACCGCCGTTGGTCAACCCCACTGTGGTGTGGATGCTGGACAACCCAGACATGGAGGTGTTCGCCAAGTTCCCTGAGTTCTTGCAAGAGAAGATCAAGAGTAACTTGAACTTCAAAGGGTCACTGCTGGAAGCGAAGCTGGCTGGTAAGGAGTACGTACCCGCAGCAGATGCACCGGTAGAGGAGGGTGCTGACGCAGAGGTGGAGGAAAACCCCTATGGGTAAGGGTAGCAAGCGTAGGCCCGGTAAGGGCTATGAAGACAACTATGATCGTATCTTCAAGAAGCCCAAAGAGAAACCCGAGGAGTTGAAGAAGAATGAAAGCACTGATAGACGCAGACGTACTACTGTATGAATGCTCCAGTGTAGCTGAACCGAGGGAAGCCAAGGGGACGGAGGAGGCTCAGCCTCTGAAGTCCTTTGACTTTGTCAAGGAAGTCTTTGACGGGAGGGTGGCTGATATACTCAAGGCCACCCAAGCCTCTAGCTACACACTATACATTACAGGGAAGGGGAACTTCAGGTTTGATATAGCTGTCACTCAACCCTACAAAGACAGGGGCACAGAGAAACCGTATCACTACCACAACCTGATGGCCTACATCACAGGCCACGAGAACTGCCGTGTCATTGAGGGGATGGAAGCCGATGATGCTATGGCTATTGATCAAGACCTAGCAGGGGAGGATGTAGGATTCGGTTTGGAGTTGGACCCACAAAAATGTGACACAGTAATCTGCACCAGAGATAAGGACCTCCGTATGGTCCCCGGCTGGCACTATGGCTGGGAGTGTGGTAATCAACCTGAGTACAGGATGACATTCATAGACCCCGTCGGTTGGATCGAGTTGTCCAAGGACAGGAAGAAGATAAAAGGAGGTGGATTGAAGTTCTTCTGGTCTCAGATGCTAACGGGGGATAGGGTGGACAACATACCCGGCCTTCACGGGACTGGGCCTGTAGCTGCCTATGACGCTCTGAACTGGTGCAACACAGAGGAGGAGATGTTCATGGCAGTGAAGGCGCTGTACGAGATGTCATTCCCAGACAACTGGAGGGAGTACATGCTGGAGCAGGGTAGGTTATTGTGGATGGTGCGGGAGTTGGATGAGTATGGTGAACCAGTAATGTGGGAGATACCAGATGGTGGAGGGAAGGAAGTATAATAATGGGGCTTGGACCCAAGGTAGGTTTGATGCCTTCGTCAAAGGCATCATCCGAGATGGACTAAAGCGTTGGGGTCCCAAGCATGACTGCATCAAGCAGGCTCGAACTAAGCGAGGGTTCTATCAGTGTGGGGTGTGTAAGGAGGAGGTACCCGCCACGATACTACGAGAGTTAAAGACCAAACCGGGGACGATGAAGCGGGTGCGTAATATCTACGCAGACCACATCCTCCCCATTGTAGACCCCACTGTGGGCAGGAGAAGCTGGGACGAAGTCATAGAGAGGGCCTTTGTGGATACCACTGGGTACCAAGCCATCTGTTATGGATGTCATGAAACAAAGACACAATCCGAGAAGATGCTCTCAAGGGAGCGCATCAAGCGGGATTCGGAGTTGGAGAATAACAATGAATAAGGATAATTACATGGGTTATAATCTGTTTTTGGAAGTAGAAGATACTGAGAGTCGTGATCGTAACCGTGGCCAAGTGATGTTGAACATCTTCGAGGACCACTGCCAAGATCGACGAGTAGGTCCAGCAGGCATGGTAGCTATATTGGGTTACTTCAAGGGTATTCCGGCTGATGAAAGGCTGGCTGCTCTTGAGCAATTCAAAGTAATGACAACTAAGGCTGGATACAACGGCCCCGTACTGGTGCAATGATATGAGAAACTATATCAATCGTGGGTTGGTGCAGGACAGAGAAGTTGGGGATAAGGAGGTAGAGGAGTTAAACTGCTTACACTACATCGTAGATTGTATTCTAGAGAGGGCCAACAGGGAGTTGGGGGACGACACCCTTCGTGTAGCAGAGCAAATGGCAGAGGCATTTGAGGCTATAGAGTTCGTTGAGTATGAGATGCAGAAGCGGTGGGGTTTTCCCCTAATGTCTCGGTACCATACCCACAAGAAGCGCCTTGAACGTATCATCGGAGAGTAACTCATGGCTACAGTCGGTGTGATTGGTGATACCCATATCCCTTACGAACTGGATGGATACTTAGAGTTCTGTCAGGATATGTTCAAGGCGTGGCGGGTAGACAGGGTGGTACACATAGGAGACTTAGTGGACCACCATGCTCTCAGCTTCCACGACAATGAGCCTATGCTCAAGAACGCAGCAGGTGAACTGGTAGATGCGAGGGATAAGCTGCAGGCTTGGTACGCTGCATTCCCTAAGCTACAGATATGCAATGGCAACCATGACCTGATACCGCAGCGTCAGCTTACCAAGATAGGAATGGAAGCTGAGGTGTGGATGCGCCCCCTCAAGGAGATATATGGTATGCCTAAGGGGTGGGAGATAGTGGATACTGTCGTGATTGACGGTGTCCTGTACCACCACGGGTACACAGCCAACGGTGTGAACGGCTTCCGAAACGATGCTGTACGTAGGATGTGCCGCACTGTGACAGGCCACTCTCACGGTAATGCAGGGATCGCGGCTTCTGCTAGTGAGCATCGCCTGATCTGGGGGATGGGTGTGGGGTGCGGTGTGGACGTTACCAGTATGGCTATGGTGTATGGGAAACACTTCCTCCAGAAGCCCATCATCGCTTGTGGTATCGTACAGGAGGGTAATCCTTTCATCGAGTATATGCAACTAGGAGAGAAGCCGTGAGCGCCCTAACAAACCAACCGGGTGGGACACACTACAAGACTATGAAGATACAGCCTATCGAGTATGTCCTAGCCAATGAGTTGGGGTACTGTGAGGCCAACGTAGTCAAGTATGTCTCTCGACATAAAACTAAGAATGGTAAAGAGGATATCCTCAAGGCCATTCACTACTTACAATTCATACTGGAGTTTCAATACAATGACAAACAATTATGATCCTAACGCACCTATAGCACCAGAAGTTCCTGAGAAGCTCCCCAATTACTACGAGATAATCGTGGATGTGGCTGGAGAAGAGTTGACGTACCCTCAAGTAGAAGCCTTTAAGATAGAGGATCGGATGCTTCAATTCTTGCATCAGGGCAGTACAGTCATCATCCCTATCAGTGACAACGTCACTTCTATCGAGATCACCCCCGTCTACCTAGAGGAGAAGCGCATTGTCCAAGTTCCGTAATAGCTTTGGGGAGACAATCTTCCGCAGCAAGTATGCGCTGTCTCCTACCCAGACGTGGGCTGAGAAAGCCTACGATCTGGTCCACTCCGTCACAGAGAACCTGATGACGAAGGAGCAGCAGGATGAGCTGGAGCAGTACATTGCCCGGTTCGCCTTCATGCCGGGGGGCAGGTACATCTACTACGCTGGCCGACAAGCCAGCTTCTACAACAACTGTTACCTGTTAAAGGGTGAGGAGGATACTCGTGAAGAATGGGGGCGTTTACTCAATAGGGCAAGTGATTGCCTCATGTCTGGCGGGGGCATTGGTAGCGATTACAGTGTATTCAGGCCAAGGGGAGCACCCCTCGGTAGGACGGGCGGTACAGCCTCCGGCCCGATACCTCTTATGCATTCCATCAACGAAGTCGGACGCAATGTTATGCAAGGAGGTAGCCGTAGAAGTGCGATCTGGGCGTCCCTTAACTGGCAACACAAGGACGTGCCCGAGTTCCTCTTGATGAAGAACTGGAAGGAGCAGTACATCTCCAAGGGTGTGACTGTCCATGATGCCAAGCAGTTCAACTTCAACTACCCAGCACCTATGGATCAGACTAACATCAGTCTGAACTATGACAATAAGTTCCTAGACCATATCAGTCAAGGACACCTACCCCCTACGTTCATACAGAACTGTAGACAGGCGATGGAAACCGGGGAGCCGGGCTTCGCTTTTAACTTTGGAGACAAGGAAAATGAAACACTCAGAAACGCTTGCACAGAAGTTACATCATCTGACGATAGTGATGTATGCAACTTGGGGAGTGTTAACCTTGGTGCTATTAACACGCTTAGTGAGTTTCGGGCAGTCGTTCGATTGGCTGCTGGTTTTCTCGTCTGCGGTACTATTACGGCTGATCTACCTTACGACAAAGTGTACGCTGTTAGGAAGAAAAACCGAAGGCTAGGTTTGGGATTGATGGGGATACATGAATGGCTGCTCAAGCGTGGGTATCCCTACGGGATGAACCCTGAGCTACGGCAGTGGATGGAAGTCTATCGAGAGGAGAGTGAACGTGCTGCTAACAGCTTATGTGATCGGCTTAGCATCAGCCGTCCTGTTGCTTATAGGGCTATTGCGCCTACTGGTACAATTGGAATACTGGCTGGAACTACGACGGGAATTGAACCTCTTTACGCCGTTGCTTATAAGCGTAGGTATCTTGTTGGCGGTGATCAGTGGCGCTATGAGTACGTTGTAGACAGCACAGCAGAGGAGTTGATACAGAGGTATGGGTGTAACCCGGATGATATCGAGACAAGCCTATCTTTGGTGGCTAATTTTGAGCGCAGAATTGAATTCCAAGCCGACATACAGGACTATGTTGACATGGCTATCTCGTCTACGATCAACTTACCAGCTTGGGGTACAGAACACAACAACGAAGATAAAGTCAGGGAGTTCGCAACTGTACTGGCGAAGTATGCACCTCGGCTACGAGGCTTTACTGCATACCCAGACAATGCGAGAGGGGGGCAGCCACTTACTCTCTGCAGCTATGCAGAAGCTAAGAAGCACAAGGGGGTGTCTTTCGAGGAGAACTCGGATGTGATATGTGGAAGTGGGGTGTGCGGTATTTAACCGCACCACCCACCATACTGATTAAGGCCCATCCCATTGATGGGTCTTCTTCTCATCCCTGAGTTGATGGCGCACGAGGATGTCGAGGATGCGGTTAAGGTCGCTCTTGATCTCCTCGTGCGATTCCTTAAGAGGAGCCACCGCGTCTAAGATCAACTGTCTCACCTTATGTTCCTCCATGATCCCCTTTTCCACAGCCTGTACCCTCCGGTCCAGAGCGTCCATTCGGTCAGATGATTTGGTGTAGACAACCCTTATCACCCAACCGATCCCTGCTGCTATTACGCCAGCAAGCCATGCGAATAACTCATGTGGCACATCTGTTTCAAACCTCATCCTTCCACCGCCTCTTTCAACACTTCCCTACTCCCCATAATATTAGGCAGTGTGTGCAATGCCTTAATCAACAGCGCATCAACAGACTCACCTGCATCTTTCTCTCCAGTCAGAATATCTGACACTGCCGCCCCTAAGTTCTTCACACCAGTACCCGCCATAGACAAGCCCGGACCAGCAACTACGTCAAGAGATGACTTCCCAAAGGAAGCAGCATTGAACGGGTCAATTACCATACTCAAACTACCCATCCCAGACACCATACCCAACCACTTCTGCCCATCAGACTTCTCTTCATAGGCTTCTGTGCTTCCAGTCCTTACTAAAGACTTCAGTTGGTCGATCATGGCGTAACCCAGAGAAGCTGTGGCTGCCATAGTAGCAGTCTTGGCTAGGTCTTGCACAGACCTACCCGTCTTCTTAGACAGCTTAGTCAGCACCGGTAGTGCTATCCTGTTGTTGAACTGCAGTGGGAACGTCTTCAAGTGCGAGAACATCTGCATGAAGAAGCCCGGATTGCTGGACCACATAGGCTTGTTCGTTGGGTCTGGATGAAACACAACGTCTTCGCCCAAGGAGATAGCAGCCGCCCTTACATTCCTGTAGTGCGGATCAGTCTTCTTGGAGCCATTCGCCACCCACTCAATATGGTCTGCTACATCCAGCCCAGCCTCTGCCAGCCGCATACCTGCTGCTCGCCTAGCACTGGGTGACTTAGTCAGATCAGCAGCGATGTTAGCTTCCTTAGCAAAGGAATCCACAGCAGCCAACTGTGCCCATATCTTCGTGAACTCTGTGAAGGGGGCCAGCATGTTGAGGGTGAAGAACCACGAATCGAACTGGCTAGGAGTGATGGTGTCATCCCCCCAGCGAGCTGTCTGTATACCAACAGCCTCGGTGAAGCTGCTGTCCAGACTAGCCAGCACAGCTTCTCTCTCAGACTGAGGGACATTCTCATTGAATATCCTAGCCAGCTTCCTCCCCGATACACCCAGTGCCTGAAACAACCCCTTACCTGCAGAAGCTACCCCAGTCTTGGGTAGGATGTACAGCGGTTCAATCAACGAGGGGATCAAGGCTGTCGGCAACAACACAGTGTTCAGTGCTGACTTGATAGCCGCAGTCCTTTGTCGAGACTCAGGCGTCACCTTGGTAGATGTAATCCTCTGCTGTAGATTAGCCAACTCATAGACTTTGTCAATGGCTTCCATAGACAGGGGTTTGCCCTTCTCAAATCCCTCCAGCACTGCCATCCTGACTCGCTCATTAAGCAACTCATTGTCAGCACCGAACCTCTTAGCATATGCGATACGCTCTGTGGCCACCTGAGCATACTGCTCAAGTACGGAACTCAGCGGTAAATCCTTAGACCACTTCTGCATGATCTCCTCAGGGACCGCAGAGAGCGCCCTGTGCAACTCTAGGTTGTTAGTCTTGTTGATGGACCCCTTCTTCTTAACGTTCACCAGAGGCTTCCTGAGGGCGTCTACGTTGCCGTCCAGTACAGCGGAGTCAATAGCCTTTTTCAGAGACTCTGACATCGTGGCTTCATCACCGAAGCGAGTGCCACCGTCAGCAAGAGACTCTTGGATATAGGTGTTGACGGTACGAGTAGCCTTCTCCTCACCCATCTTGGGTGTCAAGACTTCAACCATCTCAGTCCTGAACCCCTCGGTGTTAGCCTTCAGTTTCTTGATGTCAAGGAAGAACGGAAGGTAGTTCTCCCCCCTGTCCCCCAGTTTGATACCAGCCTCCGTCGCCTTGTCGTAGATATGTCGCAGCATAGTACGGACCTTGTTGGCTTCAGGTGTATCCACCCCCTTGTACACATCCTCCTTGATCTTGGTCTGGGCAGCCTTGGATTGCTTCTTAATGTCGAAGTAGCCCCCTACCTCAAGGGCATCCGCCTTATCCATCTTGGCTTCGTGGTTGATGGTATGCTTACCAACACGCTGACTGGTCTCCACAAAGTTCATGTTGAAATCCGAGGTGATATCCCGTACCGTGTCATTACCTTTGGCGATAGCATTGACTTGGTCAACAGCCCTACCAAACTTGATAGTACCAGCGAAGTCACTGAACACACCGGTGTCTGCTCTAGCAGCAGCATTGGGTTGCTGATAGTATATCTTCCCTTCTTCATCAAACCTGATGGGGGAGACTTCATTATCATTTGCATCCAATGCACGCTGTGCATCCCTAGCCGAGTGGATAGCTGGTGTGGCAACTAGGCCCAGAGAGGTACCGAGGATACCGGCTGCTGCCGCATTCTCTGCGTAAGCATCCAGCCTCTCCTCGTCGATACCTATCATCTGTGAAGCGTGGGCTCCTCCCATCACAGCTCCAGCAGAGACGAGGGCACCTGCCCCCGAGATACCAGCGTTCTTAGCTGCACTCTTGAGCATGGACTTCTTGATACCCTCTTTCAGGA